TCGACCGCGACGCCGCTGTTGATCAGGCTTGCGGCCAGGATGTCATCGAACCCGGCGGTCTCGCCAGGCTGATACATGCGGTAGGACCGCAGGAACTTCACCGCCCTCATTGCGGCAGGCGGTCCGCACCGCCAAAGACCATGACCGAGGAAAGCGCGGCGGTATCGGTGTCCGCAGCACTGAGGTCAGGTGTGAAGTTCGCGCGGATGTAGCGCCCGGCGCCCATGATGGCCGCATCGACCTCCAGCGTACCGGTCACGGTTCCGCCGCCAGTGGGGCCAGTTGCCACAACAGCGCTGGCCGCGGTCTTGACCGCAGTCGCATCGCTGAGATCGCTCTCGTTGCCGGATTCGATGTCGCAAGCAATCGACAGCGTTTCATCCTCAGCCAGGACAGCCGAGAACGGGATGGCCAGAACGCAGCTTTGCGGAAAACCGATGGCACCGCGATCCAGGGTGGCACCAACCACTTCCGTGGCATCACCAGACCCGCCGGCCGTCGCTGCGGCATTGGCGGACGCGCGCAGGACCGAAATCAGCGCGCCGATATTACGAAGTTGAGAGGTCATGACATATCTCCTCAGTCTGACCGAAAGGAAATGGCGGGCCCGATCAGGCCCGCCGGTTCAGCATCAGATGATACCGGGCGCCCAGGTCACACCGGTCAGGATGGCGACAGCCGGCAGGTGCCGCAGGCCGATGTCATGCTGCATGATCATCCGCATCAGCGTTTCATCGCGCGAAAACGCCGCCTGCATGTTGCCCTCGGCGTCCTTGTATGCGGCCTCGGTTGACATCGCGACTTCGATGCCCATGTGCTCGCCCACAAGGATGTGACCGGGGTGCGCCAGCATGATTTCCGACTCGTCGCCGCCACCGCCGAGGTTGCTCGGGATCTCGGTGGTGACGTGCACCGGCTTCATGCGCAGCTGACCCGATGCCATTTCCGGGTAGACTTTGTTGCCGTTGCCGTCGCGCAGGTTGGTCAGGAACATCGCGACAGTCGGCGACATGATCCAATGTGCACCGGTCACCACCACATTGGCATTCGACAGTGCCAGCTCCAACCGACCCAGATCGTCATCGACCTTCTGCAGGTCCGGCGAGGCTGTCATGGGCAGAACATTCGTCGCCGCGAACGGCGTTCCGGTGTGCTGATACCGCAGGCCTTTGGGCGCGTAGTCGGTCCCGGCACCGCGAAGGAAATGCCGGTCTTGGATCTGCGCGGCATCCGCCAAGGAATCATCGCGGACCATCCGGTCGACGGCGGTCGAAGCCGTGCGCAGAAGGTCGTTGGAGATCGGGATGATACCGCTCAACTTCTTGGCCGAGAGCTTCACCTGGCCATAAGTATATCCGGTGGCGGGCGCATCCTGCTGCTCGCCGCCATAGGCAAAATTCGCACCGGTCGCACGGCGGTTGGTGGTCATGTTGCCATTGGGCATCGGAACGATGCGCGGCTCCATGGCGGTAACCACGCTCAGCGGACGCAGCAGCTCGATCACCTCTCCGGACACATCCTCCGGCACCAGGAAGCCGCCGGCATTGCCCGTGGTCATGTTCTGGTTGGCGAACAACCCACTGTCACCGTTGGCTTCGGCAATCTGCTGGGCGACATAGTGATTGCCGCCAGCCGCGGCGATGGTGCGAACCATGCGGGCGAATTGGATACCCTTTTCCTTCGGAGCTGCCGGCGTTGACGGCGGGTTGGCATCACTGCCAGCCTGTGTTCCTTCGGCACCCGGAAGCGGTGCAACCGGACGTGCCGCAGACGCGCGGCGGCGCTCGACGTCTTCCAGCCGTGTCAGCTCGGCTGTCACCTTGTCATCATCCGCCTTCAGGGCTTCGAACTGGGCGGTCTGTTCATCCGTCCAGTCCTGATCCTCGTCGATGGACGCGACCAGCGCATCCATCTGATCGATGAGACCCGCGCGGCGGGCTCGCAGTTCCAGGATTTTATCCATGGTCAATTCCTCATTGCGGCTCGCCGCCGCGTTTCAATTTCAGCGGTCGCATGCGCACTGCGCCCCGCCCGTTTCACCCGGGTGCGCCCGGACCCTTCACTCAGCACCCCTTCCAGAGTGCCAATGCGATCTGCCATCCCGGCCTTCACAGCGCGGGAAGCGGCGAACATCGCGCCGCGGCCAAACTCGGCCCGAACGTGTTCAACCGTCACGCCGCGACCAGCGGCAACGTCTTCGATGAACACCGCCTCAACAGCATCGATGTCTTTCTGGATGGCGGCGCGCCCCTCTTCGGTCGACGGGTCGGGACGCTTGTCCGGCGCGTTGCTGCTGACGATCTCGTAGGAGCGGCGCCCGTTCGCGTCCGCTGCCTCCTGACGCGACATCGATGCCACCACGCCGATGGACCCGACTGCGGCCGAGCGGTCCATCACGATTTCGCTGACCTGGCTGCACAGCCAGTAGGCCGCCGATGCGCAGTTTCCAGTGACAAATGCGGTAATCGGTTTGCTTGAGGCGCGCAGCGTCTCCGCTGCCTCGCCCAGACCGGAAACCACGCCGCCCGGACTGTCGACAAGGATCACAATCCGGGTCACGTCGGTCGAGGCCTGCGCCACGCGGATGTCCCGCATAAAGGCATCCAGCGAGGTGCCATCCGTCGAAGCATTCACCATCGAAGCCCGCGGGAAGATCGCACCGAACAGCGGCACAACCGCCGTTCCATCACGGATAGTGGTCATCGCAGCACCTTCCAGACGCGTGCCCACCGCCGCCACAGCAGACCAATTCGCCTCAAGGCGTGGAACGTGCCCGTCCTGGGCGATCTTCTTCAGCACGTCTTCATCGAGGGCGCGCAGAGCGATTGCCTCGATGGCATCCAGGTAGTCTGGAATAATTGCCCATGATTGCGACCGAATGGCCGCAACCAATGCGGTCAGTTCCTGTTTCATGCCTGTTCTCCGCTGGTATCGTCAGCGCCTTCCGGCGCCGGTTTCTGGCCCGCGACCTGCATGTTCGCCGGCATCCAGTAATCCGTCCCGGCATCGCCATCGATATTCGGGAGGTTCTCATAGGCCCTGAGCTCATTGCCGTTCGCCATGCCCATCTGGCGCTGCAGCCAATAGGCCTCCATCCGGCTTTTCAGATCGCCCTTCACCAGCGCGTCGGTGACGTGCTCGAAATAGAATCCTTCGCGCGCAAAAGCCTTGGTCGCCGCCTGTGCCACACGGGTGTAGTGAGGCCCGAGGTGATAGATGACGAATTCAAGGCTCTGTTGCTCGATGTTCCCGAAAGTTGCGCGGGACAGGTCAAAGATCAGGTGCGGTGGCACCCCCCAGATCCGCGCAAGATCCACGACTTGGAATTGCCGCGTCTCAAGGTACTGGCTGGACTTGAGATCATGCGCCAGGAAGGTGGCTTTCAGGTCCTGGTCGAGGACCGCAACCATGTCTGCATCGGGACCGGAGTACATCCGCGTCCAATCATCCCTGATCCGCCCCTTGTCATCAGTCCCGACCTTGTGCTCGGTGGTCAGCACGGTGGACGGACGCCCGCCCTTGTTCCAGAACTTGGCCGCATGATCAGAGGTCGCGATCGCACCACCAAGCGCATCCCTTGCATACTGCACCGGATTCAGCCCCTGGATGCCATCCCTGCCGAAACCGCCGACATGGAAAATGTCACGCGACGCAAATCTTTCGTGGCTACCGTCCGGCAATGTCGCGTCGAAAAACAGGATCGTGCCCTCGGCCCGGTCGAAGTATTCCACCGGCAGGCAATGGCCCGGCTTCAGGCGGGTCACCGCCTTGACCTCACCCCGCATGTCTCGGCTGATGTAGCCATAGAAATTGCCGGTGAGCAGGATGTCCGCCAGCAACAGCTCGAAGAAGGCAAATGCAGTTTGGTGGCTGTTCGGGCCCAGGCGAAAAAGGTTGGCCGCCGCATCATCCGAAACCGGAAGCCGCCCCCGTTGCGATTTCTCATAGAAGTGCAACGGCGTCATTGCGAACACGCCGGTCAGAATGCGGAGAGCCTGCAACGTTGCCGGAATGGTCAGCGCCGTTTGCTCGCTGACACGCACCCCCGCTTTCGACGCGCCCCCGGCAACCTGAAACCCGTGCCACTGGCGCTCGCTCGAAAGGTTTTCCTCTGATGCCGCTGACACAGGTGGCTCAGCGCGCGCAGCAGGGGCGGCCTGCGCCGCCGCAGGCCGGAATAGATCCAGCAATCCCATATTTACATCCCGGTGTATTGGAAGGCCTGCGCACCGGCGGCAACCGGATTGCGGCTCATCAGGGTAAAGGCGTTCATGCCTGCAATCAGCGGGTCGATCTTGGCGCGCCCCGCAGCTTCCTTGGTCATTCGCACCGCCGATCCGCGCTGCTCGACCTTGGCGTTTCCAAGCACCCATTCCATCAGCGGTTGCCCACCGTGCAGAAGAGTGCCGTCTTTCAGTTTCCGCTCCATCCCCCAGATCGCCGGAGACAAGCGCCAATCCTGCCCGATGTAGCGCAGCTGATCCTCATCTACGCCGATGGACAGCAATTCCTCGAGGATTGCATAGACCTGTGCCGTGTCGACGCCGATGGCGGCTTCCGCTGGCAGCAGACCCGCCTCCAGCAGCTGGCCGACAACCTCAGCCGCCCCCTCGATGTCACCAGTCGGCTGATCTTCTCCCAGAAGGGTCAGATCTCCGGCCGCCGCAAAGTCATGCAACCGCGGTGCGATTTCCTTTCGAGCCCGCAGAACCTCAGGATGTGCCCAGGCATGGAACCACATCAGCCAATTTTTCGTTTCCCGCTCCCTGCCGGCGACCGCCAGTCCGAACAGGTCATCGAGACCGCCGCCATCCAGGCCAACCACTGCGACCTCGCAACGGGAGATCAGATCCTCGATGGTGAATTTCTCCGGGCCGGCCTTCTTCCAATAGAGCGCCCCGGTCCACCCGCCGCCGAGGCCAACGCCGATCTCGACATTGAAGTGCTGAGAGGCCAGCAGCTGGAGCGCCTTCGGCCCCTTTTCGCGAGCCTTGACCAGTTCGTCTTGCAGAAATCCCGGATCCACGGACCGCCCGAGGTGCGGATTAACCAGGGCCCATGTCTCGGGTTTCTGCCAGCTCTTGGCCATTTTCTTGGGCAGTTCATAGAGGACCGCCAACATGGGCGATTGCAACCGCCCGTCCCGAACCGCGCGTGCGGTCTCCAACTCCCCCTTGAACACGCCCGCCGGCTGTTCCTTGGACTGGGTTGTGATCTGCATCACGAACCCTTCTGGCCTGGACGCCAGAGCTCCACGAAGTTCGAGGAATACACCGTCCGCCTTGCTCTTGCGGGCAAACTCATGCGTCTCGTCGATCATCGTGTAGGTAGCCTTGCCACCGGTGATGACGTCCCCGTCCGCTGCTTTGACCGCGATCTCCGCCTTGCTGACACGATGGGTAATCGTGCGGGCGTGATCCTGAATGTGGAACCGCTTTTCCAGCTCCGGATCCGCGCGGATAATCCCCTTGATCTGTTTGAAGGAGATCTTTGCGATCGTCATCGTCGGGGCGATGAGCAGGAGCTCCGCCGCAGGGCGTTCGTTCATCAGGCAGGCCGTCAGGATGATCGCAGCCGCGATGGCTGACTTGCCGTTCTTCTTCGGAATGAGCAGGAAGAACTCCCGCAACATCCGCCGTTTTTTGACCGGGTCGTAGCTCCCGAAAATTGCGCGAACCAGGTCAAACACCCACTGATCGCTGACCTCGCCATAGGTCGGGGTGCCGATGAGATCAGGCACCCGCAGGCGCTTGAAGATCCGGAGCGCCCTTTCCGCTGGCTCATCCCAAAGCGGCAGATCCGGAATCAGGGACTGCCGGTTGACGATCCTGTCTTCCCAGTCCGGAACCGCTGTCGACCAGGCCGCCCGCTCAACGGGATCGATGAAGGCATCGAGCACGGGTCAGACCTCAGTTCGGCCGAAACCCGGGAAGGTCGAGATCTGCACCCCACTCGCTGCCCTCGGCGCTTTCATGAGCTGCCTGCTGCGCGGCTTCCTTCTTTCCCAGCTTCGGTTCTGTCTGGGCCGCTTCACCTGTCTTGCCAGATTGCGCTTCATCCAGGCGGCGGCTGGCACCCATCAGATCGTTCTTTTCCATCAGTTGCATCAACAAGCGTTCCGCCCCGATGTTTCCGCCTTCAGCTGACTCCCAGGTCCGTTCAAACCGTCGTGCATCGAGCCGATCCCGCATCTTATTTCGTTCGCTGAGCTCGGATCTAAAATAGCGTTTCAGCGTCGGTTCGGAGATGGCATTGCCTGTCCGCGGATCCACGACGCAGGAAGCAATCCGGGAGTTCGACCAGCCCAAGCCAAGTAACATACTGACTTTACGCGCATTTTCATCTGTCCGCTGAAACTTGGGGCGTCCACGTTTCCCCTTGGTCGAATAAACAGGGTTCCCAAACAGATCGAGACCATCCGGATTTTCGTTCTCAGCCAAAAAAAATCTCCACATGAGAGAGGCGCCGGTGTGCGGGCTGGGGCCTCTGGAGGGATTAGACCCCCCCTATCCTTCCAGCGATCCGCTCGGCGATCTCAGCCCGTTGCTTCGCACCGTCGTGGCATGCCTTGCAGAGGCACTGGATGTTGTTCAGGTCCCAGAACAACGCGGGGTTTCCACCATGCCGCAGCCGATGGTCACCGATTAGCTTCGAGGTATCAGCCTCAACCCGCCCGCACTCCTGGCAGGTGAACAGGTCACGTTCGAAGCACTGCTTTCTGAGGCGCTTCCATCTCGCCGTGTGATACCATTTGCGCCAGGCATGCTGGTGGCGGCGTGACGTGTCGTGATCCGTCTTGAGCACCGCGACACGCGGCTTCATACCCCGGAGCTTTGGCTCCAGCTTCTTCACCTTTGGCATGATGGGCCTCTAAGGGTGTGGTAAAGCCCGGCAGCGATGATCGCTCCGGGCACATTACAGGCGGGGCACTCTGAGCGTTTGAACCAGAGCCCGCCGCTCACTTTCCGAGGCGCTGCCGCGTATCGCGCGGGGACCTGCCGGAATGGAGCTATCGGTGAGGAAAGTAGTTGCAGGTCAGATCGACTGTCAAGAACTACGGCTGATCGCAACCATGTCATCAGCACGCGCCGTTGCGAGAACCTCTCTGCCAAACAACTGGAAACGAACCTTTGCGCCACCCTCAGCCACGAGCTCAACAACCTCACATGTGCGCTCCACGAAGGCGCCAGATCGAAACATGGCAGTGTCACCCTTCTTTAGGTTCTGAGCCTTGCGCCGCTTACGCGCAGCTAGCCGACGGTCGCGATCAAGCTCAGCATCGATCTTGCGCATGGCATGCAGGGCACGCAGGTCCTTTGGCAAGATCACACCCCAGAGGCCATCCGCACCGCAGAGAGCGCCCTGCACGAAGGGACATGCAACCACATCATGAACAAGCACCTCGCCCGGGAAGCGCGCAAACACGTACCCTGGTAGATACCGGCGATGATACTCGCGAGGCCGCCCAGATCGTATGACCTTGCGTGTCGTGACCGGATGGAAGGAATAGACACCACGTCGCTGCAGCCACGCTTCTGCCTGGTCCTCCTTCTGTGGGGAAACGAACAACGCATGCCACCGCGCGACACCAGGGCGACAAAGGATGCTACCTGCAACCGCCGAACTATCAGTCATGTTCACCTTCATCATCATGCTCTTTGCCTCATTCCATGACCGAAACGCTTTTGCCTTTTGCGTTTCGCTATCGTTTCGCTTCCGTTTCACCTCTAACCACCTGCTTTCATTAATCTATTTCTTAATAGATATGGTTATGTAACGGTGAAACGGTATTTTCTCTAAGTCACTCACGCATGCACGCATCAGGGGAACGCTCCTTTGAGCGTTTCGCCGTTTCACATCAGTCTCTTACCCGCCTTTCTTCAATGTTCTCCTGATCTTGCGGGCGAAACATGAAGCGAAACGATAGCGAAACGCATCTTCGGTTTGCGTTTCGCCATACTATTCATCCCCGGGGCTGCCAGACGGCACGGCCTCAACGGCAGGTGGCTCATACCCGGGGAGGAACCGCGCGGGCACCAGAAGGCCCCTGTGCGGCTTTCCAAGGATCCGGACGGTGCCTTTGGGAGCGGAGATGTCGGGATTGGTATCGAGAGCGTTCCTGTGCCCGCCACCGCGCCACCTGCTCCCGGCCAGGCACCTATCCAGTTGAGGGTTGGCTGCATTGGCGACGAACAGATCCCTTTGCCCCTTTGGCCCGCCCATGATCCTCAATCCCAACCGCCCCAAAAGCTTGTTGGGGTGATCCCCCGTCGTGACGTCCTGAAGCTCCTGAAGCGAGAGGATCAGCTCCGCGACCGAGACAACACCGCCGTGGTCTTTGTGGATCAGGGAGCCGAAGATATGGCGGAGCAGGGTTTCCGCCTCTCCTTCCTCTTCAGCCTCTACCGTTTGCAAGATGAGTGGCTGGGCGATGGACGCCGCCCGCTCCATTCGCCCCTGGTCGATTTCGCCAGTTTCGGCATCGATCAGGGGCGTATCGAACAGCATCAGATCCCAGCCAGCCAGAAGAGCGCCAATTGTGTCGCCTGCGCGGGATCTCCCCCCCAGGGACTGCACCTTGGCGCTGTAAACACGAAAGGCCTTGTCCCATCTATCTGGGGCAGCAGACAGCATTCGCCGCCAGAGAAGCGGTCCCATCTGCCGGGCGTCATCCTGAAGCTCTGACAGCCGCAGCGCATCATCTTCGGGGCTCTGGCTGGTGGATCGGTCATTGAGCGCCAACATCACAAAACGTGACCTGTCCTGCGGCGCCATGGTGCCGGGAATGATCGACCCCAACAGACCGGCACCGTAGAGCTCGAACCGAATGCCGGCATGGTCCGATGTGCCGCGCTCAACGCGCGCACCGGTCGCATCCGACATGAGGCGGAACAGTTCAATCACCTCTTGGATCGCGCCCGTTCCGGAGTTCTCCGCCTCATCGAAGATCCGCGCAACCGCCATCCTGTTTGTCGTTTGACGGATGGACGCAGCTGATGCGCTGTTCTTCACACCAAGAGACATCCCCCCGAGCAGCGAAGATATGACCTCCAGCAGTGTTGACTTGCCGGCACCGGATCGCCCGCGGATCCACATATGAGCCCGCCACATTGGATACTGGCCCAATGCAGCCTGACCGATCCACCCTATGACCAGGTCGGCCGCCGTCGCTGATTTCCAGCTCCAGAACCGTTCGATGCGCTCCCGGATCCAGTCCACCTCATCCGCGCTGGGAACGGTATCACCAGGCGCGCTCCGTCCGGGCACAGCAGGGTACAATGCGCCGGCAACCATGCGTCCGTTTCGATCTTCATCTGCGGCCGTCTCAATACTCTCTCCGAGGTGAACAACCGGGTCGCTTGATGCCCCGCGCCACGTCCCGAAATGCCGGATCGGCTTCGAGGTGTCATACAGGGGCAGTTCGCTGCACGCCTGCATGAGCGTGTCAGCGACTTTGGACGGATTGAATTCAGTGTCATTGCGCCCGGATGGAGGACCGACATCCTTCAGATGACGCATTGGGTTGCTCGACCCAGCCAAAAGGCTGACCAGGTTCGCACGGTGGCTCATGGCACCGGCACTGAGCTCAACCAGTTCACCACGAGCGGACAGGAAGTAGAACTTCTGTCCAGACATCCCCAGCGGCTGCACCGGGAAGTCTTCGGGCAGGCTCGACGACCCGCGCCCGGAACCACGTCGCCCACCGCCAGAGGAGCCGCTCTTGCGGCCGGAATTGGCCCCGGCCTTGTCACCGCCCTTGGCTTTGGACGTAGGCGAATCCGCAATACCACCAGACATTGGTGCGATGAACTCCTCCTGGCCAAAGTCGTCATGAAGCGTGTCAGTTGAGACCGTCATGCCCTGCCCTCCTTTCAATGATTATTGGCCCTTAGGGCTCATTTTTGACGTGATGGTTCTGGATGGTTCGCGCCGCCTCGATGAGCGCGCGACAATCGTGTTTCTGCTTAACCGCAGCTGGCCAATTGCCGTCGATCACCGCGCGTTGGGCCAACCGTCGACACACACCGGCCTGCCACGCCAACCAGTGCACAAGCGCCTCAAGCTCTGCGCGAGACGGCTCCGGTCGGCACATGGCATAGAACTCTTCCGCCGTCGCACTGATGCTATCCGCAGCTCGAGCATCGGACTCGGTGAGGAATGAACCAGCCATCATTCAGGACCTCCCGGCACGTTGGCTGGCACCAACCTTGACGATTGATGCTGCCAGCCGCGGACGGAAGTGCAGCGCGCGCCGCAGCCCACACTCCATCTTTTCCCGCACACCTGGTGCATCACTTTCCTGCAGGAAGATCAGGCGGCGCACCCAGTGCGGCGGAACGAAAGCCGATCCATCCGATAGGTCCGGCAGTCCGGAATACCGACGCCCCTTTTGCCTCTGCATCTTGCCGGCCATGACCTTCAGATCGACGCCCGCCCAATAGGCCGCGCCCTCGAGGCCCCTTGGCTGCGCTGCATGAGCGCGCAGCGCCCCCTCAAGGCTGCGGGCAACGATCAGGGCGTCGGCATCATCAGGCCAGATCAAGGGCAGAAAGCCACCCTTGCTCGACCCGCGCACCACCTCGGAGGGCATCTCTGCATCTCCCATACGAACAACCGCCCGGCCATGTGGCGGGGACGTGTCGACCCAGATCTGATTGACGCCAATCAGTTTGCCCGCCTCGGAGAAGATCCCGGCCAGGACACAGGGGCCGCGATGCAGCTCCTGGTACAGGCCACCGACCTTTTTCATATAGGGATGATCCAGAAGAAATCGGAGGTTCGCAGGGATCGCATCAAGCTTTATGCCGCAGGAGCCAAGGTAGGCCCCGACAACGCCACGCGTGCCCGGGTGCGACCGCCCCCAAAGATCCCGCGCGTCTGAAATCGCCTGTGCGCGAAAGGGATCGTCTGTCGGTGCAGATCGCGCTGACAGCGACCCTCCCTCGGCCGGAGGCACATACACCGGCTTGATCGTGTCGAATGGATCTCCCGTGTCCACCAAATCGAGCCCGTCCTTCACGGTTTCACCCTGCGGAACACACCGTCCGGATCAGCGCGCGCTAGAAATGCTCTCTTGTCATCGGTAGGGAGCGCTTCCCACATCGAAACGAGTATTCGCTTGCAGGCCGAGCGCGCGAACTGAGTCCGCTCGATCCGGCGCAATCCCGCTGCAACATAGGCCTCAAGCTCCGGCGGACTGGCGACATCAGCCCAAAATCGGGCGTCTTCCCGAATGTCCCCGAAGGGATCAAGCCTCGGAGACCCGGCCCCGCAATGCTCGATAAAGCCGGCCAACAGCTCGACCACCGGCTTTTCGCTTTCTGGCTGCACCATGGATAGCGTGGATCCAAGCTGCGTCAGAAGCCATGCTACCCTGGCCTCCGATGCCAGGCGGTCGGTATCATTCGTCATGACCGCACCTTGATCTCGCCATCTCTGGCAGCCTTGCGCAGGAGAGCCTTGAAAGACTTGGCGGCGAGCGCGTAGTCAGACCACTTCGCAAACTCGGGGCTCTCGCGCATGGTCCCAATCCGGTCCCGAACGCTCACCAGGTTGGCCTTTGAGACGAACGCCTCCAGATCCAGCTGACAAAGCCCCCTGTCCTCCCAGAGCGTCGCAAGCCAGGGCCGCAAGACCCGAGCCTGATATAGCTGAGGGTCATCCGCACAGGCGGACCCTGACAAGGCCCGCAGCGCGCGCGTTACGATCCAGGCGCCATTCTCTTGCGAAGTATAGCCCCGAACCAATCCGATCGCGTAGATCTCACGGGCCTCTCGCTTGCGCGCAGATTTATTGTAGGTCATCAGGCGACAGCCGCCGGCACTCACCGCATCGCCCGCAACTCGCGCCGATGGCTCCCCAGCGGCAAGCCCGGCTTTGAACAAATGAAAGGCTGAGACATTGGTCCTGGCGGAGTTGATGGCGGCGAAACAGGAAGCCTGCTCGGGTGGCGGAATGTCGGCAACCAAAGCAGGCACCCGCTGCACACCGATCATGGCGGCTGCATGAACGCGGTGCTGGCCGTCAATCACAGCGAACTTATTTCCATCGCCCCCGCTTGGGGCCACGGTGATCGGTGTGAATTTGGACCAATCGAATTTGGCAGCGATCTTCCGGATCACGCCCCAGTTCTTTGGACCTATCGGTCGCTGATACCGGTCATCCACCACGAGATCGGACACCAGAACCCACCGCAGGTCCGGTTCAGTCGCCGGCGCGGAACCATTGACGGGAGGCTGTTCGGATACATCAATGGGTCGAAGAGTCATGTTTCATCTTCCTCCGGTGGCAGATCGGCTTCCAGCTCATCGAAACGATGCGCGAGGCGGCGCAGTTGCGTGCCCATGCCGCGCTGGACAAAGCCTGTGAACATGGGGCGCAGAAACTTGGCCTCTGTCGCCTCGCCTGCGATCAAGGCAAACGTCTTGCCATTCTCTGGGTGGTCACAGACCTCGAACAGGATGTGCCCGACCCGGAACGCTTCGCGCTTGAAGGTGACCGGATCTGGGTGCCGCGATTTGCTCTTGAGGCCGTGACTGCTCATCTCTCCACCATCAAAAGGCCGCGCGCGGCGGCAGAGCCGCACGCGCACGGGAAGTTGACAGGGAGGTATTTAGGGGCTGCTCGCAGGTCACCTGCCCCCGGTCAGTGAACCTATCGATGGAG